AAAAATAGCAGCAATCAATATGTAATTGGTTTATCACAAACAACTACTAATACTGGTACTTCCAGTGGAGTTACTTTGAATTTCCAGCATGGTACATATCCTACTACATTGAATAATGTCACAGATCAGTTAGATCCAAACTCTAGCACATTCCTTGGACACAATCACGGTAGTTTTGAAATAACTCAAACAGTAGGTTCACTTGCTGCTCCTACAGTATTCCCCGTAAATAATATTAGTTTGGGTGATGTTGCACCTGAAAACATCAATGATGCCCTAAATATTGTTGCGGAGGTAGCGATGCCAGCACTAGTTACGACGTTCATTATCAAAGCATACTGATGCCAGCACATTACTCAAAAGAAAAATCTAAGTTTGGTTCTGCTTCTGGAACTATTATTTGTTGGCCAGTTGAATTAACAAATACAGATCCAAATAATGCTAATAATGTTAAAAATCTTCCTGCGGGATATTTAAAATGTGATGGTGGTAAATATCTTGCTGAAGATTATCCTGTACTAGCACAAATTATTGGTACTGGAACAGGATGTAAGTTTAGAAGACTTAATTCTGAAGGTGAAGATATTGATAGTCTAACTTCTGAAGAATTTGTTGTTCCTGATCTTGGTTCTAAATTTTTAAAACCAACAACAGGTGGTGCTGCTGGTACATATGTCAACATCTTAACTGAAAATGCTCAGGGCAATGAAGTAAGACGCTCTGGTATGGGTATTGAAACTACTGCTGCTGTTGGTGTTACATCTGGTAATACTACTACCATTGATGTTAGTTACGTTGGTAATTTTATTGTGCCATCACAAGAGGTTGCATTAAAGGGTAAACCAGCATGGACAAAAGGAACTGGTAATAGTGGATTTACTGACAGTGAAGCAGTTGATAGTTTAGCATTGCATTCTCATATGCACTTCTCAACTACAAACAGATTGAGAATTAAGACACCTGCTGAAGCAGCAAATAATGAACCAAGATCTCAAGGTATTGGATGGAGAACAACTGCAACAACTATTCCTATTAATGATTGGTTAGACAATACTAATTACGATGGTGAGGGTCCTGGAACAAATCAAATGCCATGTTGGGCAATTGCATCAGGAGGAAACGCGCCCGCACAACTTGTTCAAGGAACATTTGCTGGTCTAGCATTCACGGAAGTTATTTACTATAACTGGTGTCATGATTCTAGAGGATCGGCAGGATTATCTACTTTTAGATATAACTGTTTGCTTACAAGTCCTACTCAGTTTGATTTACAAGAAGTAGATTTTGCACAAGGTCCTCGATATAGAAGCTTTCTTATTTGCTCCACGTTGCTGGACAGAGAAGATTCTGAAACTGGAACAGCTCCTGCAACTTATGATCAAAATTATGCTCCAAAAAGTAATGATGGTAATGGTGTGGAAAGATCTTTGGTAGATGTTGTTCCACTGAATAGTAATCTTACTGGTGCTACTTCTCTGGCATTCCCTCAGGTTAATAATGTATTGTCGGAAATTTCGGAATTGACACAAAATGACGGAGATCCAACTATTCACTCACATAAAATTCTCCTCACTCAAAACACACATACATATAAAATTAAGACCTCTGCATTATTATTATCACCTGATAATTTGAATACCACATTAACATTGCAAATTGATCAGACAGCATCATTAGATCAGGTTACAGGTCCTTACATCATCATGGAATATCTTATTAAGTATTAAAGGTAATGGTAGCACTAAATCCAAAGTATAGAAATACTAGAGATCTATTTTACTCTGAGAAACAAACAGATTCTCAGGGTATTGGTACTATTGTACAGGTATTAAAATCTACTGAAGGATCATTTGATCATAGTTTTAAACCAGCGTTAATTCCTGGTCCTGGTGGCACTACAGCATACACTGAAGTTAGTGGAGATGCAGAACCAGAGAATAATCCAGAGTATCAATATCCTGGATATATCTACTGTGATGGATCTGAATATAAAATTAGTGACTATCCTCAATTATATGAGGCAATTGGGAATGAATATGGTGGGACAGCAAGTGATGGTGTTGATGTATTGACTGGTGGTAGTGGATATGCTTCTGGAACCACTATTACGTTTAGTGCTCCTCCTACTGGTAACAATGCAATATTTCCAGATAATATTACTCCAACAACTGCAACAGGCACTCTTGTAATTGAAAACAATGCTATTACAGGAGTTGAAATTACTAATCCTGGACGAGGATATGATGCAACAAATCTACCAACTGTTACTTTAGGTAGTGCTGGTGGTGGTACTGGTGCAACATTTGTTGTTAGAATTTCTGAAAAAGATGGTAGAATTCAATCCATTGACAAAAATAATGTATGGGAATTTTGGCCAGATCCAAATATGGGAACGTTTAAAGTTCCTGATCTAATTGCAAAGAGAATTGTAGGCAATGGTCCTGTATTTGGTAACAATACTCCTAATGTTGGTAATTCTCAATTAGGTGTTGGTATCAATACTGTCGATGGTAGTTGGTACATGGATAAAAATGCTCAGAAAGGACAATTTGCTCTGGGTAACATTACCACATCAAACTATGATGCTGTTGTTGATACAGTAGAAGGATCTATTATTGGTGGTCAGATAATTCAAGTTGAGTTACAAGAAAAGAAACTTGCAGGTGCTCCACAGCATAATCATTTCCTGTTTCATAGCGAAGCACCAGAAGAATCTGGCAGCAGAAGAAGAGTAACTGGTGACAGATATACAGTAGCATATAAAGCAGCAACAGGTAAAATTAATACATTTTATCCACCAGGCGGTATTGCATTCAGTCACACCCACGTTTTATCTAAAGCTCCACTTTTAGATAGTAGTGTTGGTACATATGACCTCTACAATTGGACTGGTGGTGATACAGGATCTGGAACTATCATTGGTGATGACACAAACTATTACTTTGCATCTGGTGGTGTAAATGCTGGTTCTTATGAAGAACGAGTGATCATTGGTACTCCTACTTACAAAGTATTTTCTTCTAGTAGTCAAATTGGTGGACGCGAAGTTGTCTCTGAAGGCGTTCCAATTTATGAAGAAACAGTAACTGAATACACTGATGCTGGTTCATATAGTCTACCAGTTCCAGCTGAACTAAATGAAGCAGTATTTAAATTTTATGGTGGATCTGGATCAGGTGGAGTTGCAACTACAGCAGGTAACGCTGGATCAGGATCTACATTAACTGTTGGATCTATCCTCACTGTTACAGCGACTGGTGGTGGAGGAGGTGGTGCTGCTTCTACCAATGAGGGTGGAACTGGTGGCGCAGGTGGTAACTTAACTGTATCAGGATCTGCTTCTGGTGATGTTAATATTCTTTCACAAGTTACTGGATCACAAGGTAATGGTCTTGATGGTGGCGACGGTCCATTTTATTATCAGATAATTAGAAATGCTGGCGATGACCCAGCAACGATGCCAGCTAACGCTGTTGGTGAAGGTGCAACTGTTGGTGCTGTTGGTGGTACTGATGGTTTAGCATCTCCTATCAATGAACTTGCAACTGTACAAAATGATTACAGTTATCCTGGTGGAACGCATACATTAGCAATATCAAATGGTAATTATGGTCTCAATAAAGTCACTATGGAAATTGGTGGCGCTGGTGGTGCTAACTGTGGTAACTATGGTGGTAATGGTTGTGGTACTGCTGGAACAGGTGGAAAAGGAAAGTATTGGAGAGCAGATCTCTTACCAAACAGAATGGTCGCTGGGTATCAATTTGTTGTTGAACTAGGACAATCTGGTAGAACTTATAATGGTCAGGCAGCTGCCGCTCACAATGGTAAAGGTGGTAGAGCAGGTGATGGTCATCAAAACAATGATGGTGGTGGCGGTGGTGCTGCATCTATCTTTAAATATGGTGGAACAATTATTGGTGGCGCTGGCGGCGGTGGCGGCGGCGGTGGATTTGGTGAAGGTACATGTGGTCAAGATGGCAGAAACGCAATCAGTCCTACTGATAGTGTTTTAGAAGTAGCGGCTAATCAAAACTTATTTACTGGTACAGGTGGCACTGGTGGTAACTATGGTTGTACTGGCGGTGGAGGAGGAGGCGGCGGCGGTGGCTGCGGTCCTTCTGGATCTGGTATTGGTGGTGCATCTGGTCAAGGTGGTGGACAAGAAGGTACTGGTGGTCACGAAGAAGGATATGGTGGTAGAAGAGGTATTTCTGCTGTCAAAACTGACTGGTTTGATACTGGATCACTATCTCAAGGAAATACTGTTTCTGGTAACGGATATGCAAAGGTTACCACGACAGAAGACAGAGGACGTTGGACATCTGGCGCTGGCGGTGGTGGATTAGGAGGATATATTCAGTTTGAAGTAGCTGGAACAGTATTAACTAGCACATCTAATATCACTGTTAACGTTGGAGATGGTGGACAAGGTGTAACAAATAATGGTGTCACTTCTAACAAAGGTTATAATGGATATGCACAGATTAGATTTAAAAAGATTGTTGGATATGAAGGTGGTACAACTGGTGTAACTACTGGAGATGTATTCATTGATGGATCTGGTACTCAAGACAATGGTGTAAACTTCTTTGCTAGTGGTACTGGTACAACAAGTTCTGGTGGATTTAAGTTACCAGTAAATCAAGTGCCAACAGTAGAGTTTATTGGTGGTGGTGGTGGATCTGGTGCTACTGCTACTGCTCAAATTTCTGGCGGTGTAGTTTCAGGATTGACACTAACAAATGCTGGATCTGGATATACTGAAGCACCAAGAGTTCGTATTAATGGTGGTGTTGGTGTAAGAAACCATGCAACTGTTGAATGTGATACAGTTAACGGAATTTTAGAAAATCTTTCACTGGAAAGTAGTGATTTACCAACGAGATATTTAAAATTTGGTGGAACTCAAACAACACGATTTGTTTCAACTGACACTATAGATGCATCAGAAGGATATGCTGTAACAGTTAAAGTATGCAGAGGTAATAATAAAAACGGTGGCGAGCTACCAGACGGTGGTGGTGACGAACTTCTCTTGTATTACAACACAGATGAAAGTTTGAATTTCCCAGGATCTGGTTTTATTGGCACGATGGTTCCTATTCCAACCGCAACTGATGTTGATAATGATGTTGACGGAACTGGAACAGGTACTAACCCAACCAATTGGTATACTTACTCTATTGTTTTACCTGAAGCAGCACAGAGTGAGACTGCACGTTTCTCTATCAGACAGAACAGAGCTGCTGCTAGTGGTAGTAATGATAATGCTAGTAATAGTGATCACTTTGGTCTCCTTGAATTTAGACTTGAGAAGATATCGGAGACTACTTTGGTATTTGTACCAAGTGCTGGTAAAATGGCAGTTGCTGATGATACACAGCAATATGATGTTCGTGGTGAAGCAGGATCTACATATATCTCAGGTATATTTGCAAACGATAGTACATTAACATTATCATCTTCAACACCTATCGTACCTACTGCAGCATTGGATCCTGATAGAGTTATTCCACTTATTGAACCGTACATGCTAGTTAAGTATTTGATCAAAGCATTCTAAATAGATCTAGCACTAGTAATATTCTGATAAAATGGGTATCGTCGCGGACGCAAATGTTCCTAATATTATACTACAACTAGTCCTTGCTGA